ATCTCTAAATAATCTTGTAGTAGAAGCGTGGACATAATTACTTGCTTCATCACAAGCTATCCATAGCGTATTGTCTGCCATTAAGGTTAAAGAAACTTCATCTGTATTTCCTGAACCAGCTTCTAATATTCTTTGGTCAGCACCTAAATTACCACGCTTAACCCAAGCACTAAAAGTCCAAGTCTTACGATTACCAGCGCTAGCTGGAGTCCAGCTTAAATAAGCAGAGTCATCATTATTAAACCTAAGACTCTGGTCTATAGTATAAGCCTCGCCTGAAGCGTATGCCCATTGTGAGCTACCAAATGGGCCACTCATTATGCGAAAGCCAGTTGTGGTGTTCCTAGTAAAACTCGCCCGGAGGCTACAACCAAGTAAGGAACTAAGTCGGTTGCCGATGCTGTACTTGTTAGTGTTAATCCTGCTGCACCTGCAGTTTCATAATCTGTTCCTAATGATACTGTTCTACTTCCTGTGCCATCTTGAATGAAAGCAATGAATCCAGATTGTCCCACTTGCTCTGTACTAGGATTTACTAGAGTTACATTACCTGTCATAGTAAGTACGAAATTCTGGTTAGCCGCGAAGTCCAGTGTTACATTACCCGTTTGGCTTCCTGCAGTACTCGTAGTTGCTACTGCTGTTCCTGTTACGGTTACACCGGTTGCAGATGTTGCTACTTTCGCAACATTATTATGGTACAGAGTTACTGCACCATCATCAACGAATGTAGCCATCGTTTCACTAGTCCCAAGGATATCTACCTGACTTCCACCAATCTTTAGGTTCCCTGTTCCACCATCTGTTATATAACTGTGGGATGAATCATGATATATCTCTAGGTCATTACCTGTACCCCATCTTGCTTTAACATTATCGTTAAAGTCAACACCTGTGGCTCCACCTACAGTCGTATCATCATACAATGCATCTAGGACTCCTGCCGTGATACGCAGTTCAATCCTGTCACCAGTTGCATAAGCTCTAGCTGTCGTGCTTTCCTGAGCCCTTACTACTGTCAGAACATCCGTGGACCTTGTAGTACATTTGACAATCTCAAGGTTATTTGAGCTATCAATAAGCGTTGCCAAAAAGTAATCGGGGGCTGAGAATGAGGGGAATCTAGCTCCCTCACCTGTCGTAAGCGTAATACTCGTAGCACTATTATTAATACTGGACGCCAGAGTTGAGTACGCGTTATTAGTGAATTTAATCGCCATAATCTACTCCTAGTTTACAGTAATCGTCCAAGTAATACCTAATGTATCAGCAGCTGCCTTGTTAATTACAGAAAATGTTGTACGACATAACATTGTACCACCTGAAGAAGCATTAAAAATACCTGCTTCTGTTACTGCGCCTGTGCCTGTACCTGCAGGAAAAGTCACTACATATGCTACACTATTAGTTGTAACAGTTGTAGAAGTCAATGCAGTTCTGCTACCTGAAATTACAGTCTCGAGCGCTGTGTTACCAGCTGCCGCACCCGTTGTGCCTGTACCTAATTCCACATGGGACATCACTGTTGTTGTCGCGTTCATACGTGAAGCAATAAAGTTCTTACCTACGGTAACAACAGTATTTGGAACAACCACTTCTTGAGTGACATTGCCCCCTTCATTCGTTAGGGTAATTTTTAATTCACCCGTTAGTTCAATGCTATCTTTTAACATTATATTTTACCTCCTAGTTTATAAGGGCTATGTTAGCCATATAGTTTCCGATTGTCAATGTCGGATAGTGAAAGTCTACCACAAAACCTGCACCACTTGTATCAGGATATGTAATTAGACCATCGTTCATTATAGGTTCGTTAACCAAACCTGGCGCACCAATGGTGCCTGTATTCGCTTCATACCTTGTGCTATCAGCACATTCATCAGTGTGAACTCTTGCCGAATTCACTAAGCTGTGTACATTACCTAACAAGTCATTATAGCATGGTGCAGGTATATTTCTTGGAGAACGTATAAATCCTGTTTCACCATCAGACATGAATACTTGACTGAGAGGTCTAGTTTGACTACCTAAAGTCAATGTCGTTACAATACTATCTCCAGCGGTTACTGCGTCAGGCTCGTTCTTATTATAAGAAAATGTATTAAGTACAGACGCCATTGTAATATCACTAGAGAGTCCTCGACCTGGAGTTAAATCAACATTATCACCTACGGTTACAGCATCGCCTGTTATCGGTTTGCTTGGTTGGCTGCTAAGACTACTTGCTGCAGTTACGTTAGAACCCGGCGCGGTAGTCACGCTCTTCACGTCAGAACTTGCTGCTGTGACTGTGTCGGGTATACTCTTCCCAGGCGATGCTACGGCAACATCACTTGCTGTAACTGGGTCAGGGTCTACATCATCGTCGCTCATGTCGAAGTCAACCGAAGAAGTGAATATCTTAGTAGGCACTGAACTCATCGTTACATCAGACCCTAATATCTTTTTAGGCTCTAAAGATGGAGAAGATGCTATCGTTACTGCTGATGGAATTGCTGGATTTATAGCCTTTGCATCAGTGTCTCCCGCCGTTACTGCTGACGGGATTGCTGAATTTATGGCCTTTGTAGTAATGACATCTCCCGCCGTTACCGCATCAGGTACTGTTTTACCAGGTTGGTTGACAGCACTATCTGTTGCTGTAATATCATTGGAAAATTCTCGGCCTGGAGTTAAACTAATAGTATCAGTCGCTGTGACAGGGTCAGGGTCAACATCATCATCACTCATATCGAAGTCGACTGATGAGTTAAATATTTTGCTAGGTACTGAATCCGCTGTTACACTAGATGCTAAACTAGGTAATGTAAAATTCATCGAGACCACATCTGATGCAACCAATGATTCCGTTAAACCTTTAGTAACAGCAACAGTATTAAGTACATCAGTTGCTGTAACTGATAACGCCTGTAATGGTGTTAAAGGAGGTAAATATACTGATACACTTACTGATGTTTCAGCCGCTGCTACTGCTGTTATGGAAGGTTCACTCTTAGCATATGATATGCCTGGTGCTGAGGCTGTAGCCGATGGAATTGAGTCTAATGACTGTGTAAACTTTACGTTCACTAGAAATTTTCTCTAACTCTAAATCGCAACGTATCATACACTGTCTGTATGCTACTATTGTAATTTACGATTATTTCTCCCTCATAAGCTCCTGCAGCGACATCTAATATACCACCTGAAAAATCAAACTGAACTTTACCTGTCGTACCACCACTTACTTTCGTAGTTGAGATAGTTGATAATAGTGTCGTACCACCTCTGGCTCTAAACTTAACTGTAACTACAGTTGTACCTGCTGATAAGTCTAGCGCAGCACCTGTAACATCATCAGTTAATGTTAGAATTATTACTGGCTTTTCATCGCCTTTTACTAATCTAATTACATCGGCCATAATATCCTCACGCTAATGGACGCATCTCAACTGTCATAGATGCTCTTGCTGCACCTAGATTTGTTCTTGCTCTGCGCTCTGAAATTTGAAATGAAAACTGTTTTGCATGGTATGTTGCTAGCTTCGTATCACTCCAACTTTTATCTGGGAGTACAAGGAGATGCTGTAGAGCACCATGCATAATTACATTCTCTAACTCATCAAGTACTGATTTCTCCATTTTAGTAGCTGTACGTAAAGGTTTCAAAGCAACAATCATCTTAAGGTCATAACTTACTGCATCATCTGGAACAGGTGCAACAACAAAGTTATCAGCATCAAATTGAGTAATGTACCTAGGCTCTGAACGTTCATCTGTTGTAGCTTCAGGCCATTTTGGTTGTATATCGTGTAAATGCTCAAGAGTGACAGGCTCAAGCCTACGACCATTTACTGTTACTGTTATAAATGCATGTACCTCTGAATCAGTGGGCGCATTGTATGCGTAGTCATAAGCACCAGGGACTAATCGCAGTAGAGGCTGCTCATAACGCCATGATAAAGTTCTTTCACATGCTTCAATTGCTGCATCACGAACATATTGCTCAATGATAGGTGTTGGACACCCAGGCACGCTTGGAGCTAATCGGGATACGACTGTACTAAAATCTCGTGTAGCCATTATTCTTCCTCATCTGTTCCCGATTCCTCCGCATCAGTTATTATTCTACCCTTAAGACTTACACCTAGCGCCTGTGTGAAAGACTCATGGAATAATTTAGCCCTACCAGAATTGACATGTTCATTATCAACAGACTCTGCTAAGAATACCGTAGCATCTATGACACAAGGAAAATATGCATCTGGTATTAGAGTAACTGTTGTTACACCATCATAAGTAGGAGGAATCTGTGCATATTCTATATTCAGTTGCTGAGCCGCCGGGGACTTAGGGTATATAAAAAATCTATTTGGATTACGAACATGCCGCATCCAGTTTGTAGCCGCCGCCGCTGTAACATTCATCCATGCTGGGAGCGACTGGTCTAGAGTTTCACGGTCCACTTCAATAATACCGTCACCACCTACTACCGAGTAAACCTCTATAATTCGAATTGAATCTGATGGAGCATTTTGCAATACTGCATCAGTTGTGCAAGTTACTGTACCTACATAAGCAAATAAATCGGGTCGCAATACTGCAATCCGTTTCAATGCTTGGTTAGCGAATCCTAAAAGTACTGAATCAGAATAACGCTGAGGCGAATCAATATCTTGTAGAATACGCCTGGTTTCAGTAATTACATCGTTCAATATCATTTAGGCAACCCTCTTGATGCTTCTGCAGACAATTCTACAGGAGTTGAATCAACTTGCTCAGGTATTTTTTCAGTTGTTAAATCCATTTCTGCCTTGCGTGTTATTTGTTTTTCAGGAATATGTTTCTCTGGGAACGCAACCTCTTCAGAAACTTCCTCACATAATTCGTTTTCGGCAAGGTATTTATTCCAGCCGTAAATCGTGCCATCTTCTTTATGGCGTAACCATCTTCTTTTTTCCACAATATTCTCCTAAAGAAGAGGTGGGGGCCTAAACCCCCAACCTCGGTTCAACTTATGAACAATCTGCAACAACCGCCCACAAACGCATTACTGCTGCATCAGCTGCATTGACGGTTTTAACGTCAATTGTATCAGCTGCTGCGTAGTACTTACCGTTTGAGTAGCCTGTAACAGTGTTTGGAGTTGCCTCTGCTAGTACCAAAGATGTAGAGTAAGATGCTGCTGTATTAGCATTTACGCCATCTAAG